TTCCATTTAATGGTTTAATGCTGATAAGAACGTTTCCAAACTGAGGTGGATTTAATTCTTCTCCACCAACAACAGAAATGCTTTCTGTATTAGGATAAACTTCTTTTACAATCGCTTCATAGTCTCTAGATGTTACAGCTCTGTTTTGTGCAGAGTAAAGTCTAGGTGCATAGTATTTGATTGAGCTTACTGACTCAATCTCTCCGCCGTTTCTAGCGGCTTCTACCGTATTAATAGTAATAGTATTAGCAGGGGTAACTGGAGCACCCTCAGAGTCGATTAGAACGCCCGAATAGGAGAAATTAGAAGGTCCGTTGCCGTTGATTCCATCAGTAATCAAATAAGAGGCAGTAATTCTCTGACCATTCTCTAAAGCCTTACCAAAAATACCATCACCGAAGATTAATTCATATTTTTCCTGCTCAACTTCGATCAAATAGAAGATTTCACTATTTGATCCAACTTCAATAATATTATCTACTCTATTCCACTGATTTCCTCTTTGAACTTCATTTGGAGTAGCAACAGTCACTAATAAAGTGCTGTAATCCATGTTTGAGTTATTAATGATAAATCTCTGATCTAGAGATCCATCAAAAGTATACTCATTTTGAACGTAAGTACCTTGGAAGATTTCAATAGGCTCTTCAGCGGTACCAAACTGGGCTCTGTAGTCCTCTACAACGGCTGTAATTGGCTCGGGGATAGAGAATACGTAATTTGAATTATTCGCGCTTCCAACGGCTACTAGACCTGCATTAAGGGTGATTGTAGATGGTGGAATAGGTTGAGGATTGAGGTTTGGATTGGGTCTAGGAAGCTCTACAGTAAAATTGACTTTTGCAATAGCTGCTGTTTTTGATCTAGGAAGATATCCAATGTTTCCAGCAAGAGAAACAACATTCTTTCTCACTGTTGCTGAGTCAATAAATGACTCATTTACAATTAAGTTGGCGTTTACGGAGTTGATATAAGCATTATAAGCTAAAGTATCAATAAGTACAGAAAAGTTAGAGCCATCAAAGTCAAATCCTGTGAAATTTGAGTTGGCTCTAAGGTAGTCTTTAATAGACTGTCTGATCTGATCGTAATCTAGGTTAGAAAATCTTGTAAATGTCATTACCTAGTTGCCTCTAAGATGAATGAATAAGTTTGGGGTGGAATTTCTTCACCAATAATTCTATAAGTGATCGTAACCTCAAAATCATTGAGATCGGGTCTTGGATCTACTTGGACTGTAACATCATCGATCCTAGGCTCGTAATTTTGGAGTGATGTGAGGATTTGATCCTCAATTGCAGTTGCTGTTCCAAAGTCAATTAACTCAAAAAGCAGTCCTCTAACGTCAGAACCAAAAAATGAGTCGAAAAACTTCTCTCCGGGAAGCGTTTCTACAATATTTCTTGCTGAACGGTTGATTGCACGCTCATTTAAAAGCACAGGGAGGTCGTTTGTGACCGGATGGGGCACAAATGAAAGACTGATATCCTTAAAACCTCTTGAAATTCGCGTGACTTCCGCCATTTGAGTCCAATATTTTCTTTATTTAGCCTATTTTATAAAAAATCCTTTTCTGTTGTAATCTTCACTTTCAACAAATCTAAAACCATCAGGACAAATCTGTTTTTGAAGGTCATAAACCGGAATTGCGACCTCATTTTCCCATACAAAATCAGGATTATCTCTCAAATGCACCTCAATGATTTTATCACCGATCATTTCAATATTAATTTTGTCGTATTTTTCAGAAATTGAGTGAAGAATGGGCGGCAAATCAACTTTTTGGTCAATTTTTACCCATTTTTCCCATCTACTCTTCTCTTCACTCTCTTTTTTTATACCTTTAACGACTAAAACGCACTCACCTTTGTAAAAATCGATACTTAAATGGTCACCTTCAAACCATTCACACCAAAAATCACCGGGATTTCCGTAATTATCGGGATTTGCGCTGTAACCAAGCCAATGTTTAACGGCATTTCTGCCCATTCCTAAGAAATTTATAGCAGGTCTAATGATATACCAACCTTCTTCTTCAATTTTACAGCCAACTGGACCACATTTGTAGCCCAACATCTTACTTAATTGCAGTTTATTGTAGATCCATAAGTCATTTGGCTCTATTTGACCAAACTCATCTTCTACTAACACAGTAAAAAACCGCCTCTAAGCTATTTAGAGACGGTTATTATTATTTGCCTTGTCCGCGATACCTCTTTTTGGCGTTATTCCTAGAGGTTGCAGCAATTTTGGTATGCTTTCCTTTTCCCTGGCGCGTCTTTTTGGGATGAGATTCAATCTTAAACTGAGTCTTTCCGTACATAATTAATCTTGGTAAGAAATGTGTGTGATGGTTGTTGGATCTACGCCGCGCTCATTATAAAAGCCTTCTGCAAGATCCTCCATTGCGTCGAAGAATTCTTCTTCAGAAAGCCTTGAGAACTTCGTCTCACCGTTAATCATTATATCATAGTAAGTGCTCATTGGTCCAAGAAATTCTGGTATAGTTATAAGACAATAAAAAAGGGAGGTCTTAGCCTCCCCATTCTATCAGATTACGCGAGTCTTTTCGTGACCTACGCGGATTCTGGGATCAACCCAAATCTCAAAACCAGCTGCAATAGCATCGAGGCAGAAGCTTACGTCCTCACCACACATGTCTTGTACATCACCAGATTCAAAGACCTGCATCTTAGGAGCGAACCAGGGGTACTTCATCTCGGGATGCTCAAATACACCTTTCTTGATTAGAACCCAACCGAAGCCAGTGTAATCAACAGTGAAGGGCTTCTTACGCTTGGAGATGGACTCAATGGTCTCGTGGTTCATAACACCGCCGTTCTTGGCGAAGTCATCTTCCTCTAGCCAGTGAGCAACAGAAGTGGTACGACCGTCTTCGGTGCAATACCAACCACAAGAAATGTCTTGGTCTAGAAGAACAAGCTGTAGTAGCTTCTCAGTATTGAATACAATATCACTATCAATCCAAAGCTGATAATCATACTCTAGCTTACCATCCCAAGGAAGCTGATCAGGACCACGTAGTACGTTAGCACCTAGGCACTTACAACGGGCAAAGTTGACCATTGAAGAATAATCTTGGCTGATCTGAATGCTCGCACCCATTTGTACTAGATCAAAACAAATCTGTACAAAGTTCTTTAGATAAACGTAGCTTACACCACGACCAGGAAGACAGAAAACAATCTTCTTGCCTTGGAGCATCTCCTTGGCTTTATCATAATCCCATTCTTCTTGAGCACTACCACCTTTCTTCGTAGGTGCCTGTGCTTTCACAGTAAATCCTTTTGTCATTTTTAATAAAAATAATGAAACGTTTCAATTCATACTAGTATTTAGTGAGACTTAGTAAGAACCTTCTACTGAACTAACAGCAGAAGGTTCGCATCTCACCGTCTCAATTTTAGCTTTATCAGCTAGGTTTGTCAACTCAAGAAAGTAATTAATATGATTTAGTTCCTTCTCCATATTCTCTTTCGTTAAAGCGGCATGAACACATTTCCCATTAACGTAGATATGATAAAAAGCTTCAGTCATTAGTCTGCTTCCGTAATAATAATCTCTGAGCCATCAACTGATATCTCTAACAGAGTGCCCTCAAACCATTCATTTGCATTAATGATTGCTTCAGGGACGGGCAAAATTAATTCGCCCGTTACTAGATCTTCAGTAAGCTCAACTGTAAAAGTATCTCCTATCTTCATAGGCTTAACGTATATTATAGCTTATCTCTATATAGCGTTCCACAGTTTTCCAGTGTAAACATAGTGTAGCCGGAATCAAAAAAGCCCAACCAATGAACCACCAATGGATCCTAAACCGTCCTCCGCAAGCTTGATAGCATCTGGATTGATATCCATAGTCACACAATTGCGCCCAAGTAGCTTAGAGGCGATTACAGTGGTACCAGAACCACAGAATGGATCTAATACGTTCCCATCAGCTGGACAGCTGCTCTTGATAATACGTTCCAGTAGCTTCAGAGGTTTCTGTGTGGGATATTTCCGTTTGTTACTCTCAGAACGAGAGATGAAAAACAAATCATCCCACAAATTCTGCACAGGGACACCTTTATTATCTTCTAAGTAAATTTTTTTATATAATGTGTTTTTACCGTAATGCAATAATCCTTGTTCGTCAAGACCTGCGAGCATTTCCTCGCTGATCCTGAAGCCATAGATCGGATCATACCCCTTATACTCATACCTCCTACAAGGACGGCTCTTCTCACCAGTTACCTTCGCTAATGCATAATATCCTTTCTCATCTTTATTCTTAAAACTATTCTTCTCATACTTCGAATCTAGATCAGTATACTCTACCTCAAAATATGGATTACCT